ACCACCGAGATCTACACAGAGTAGATCGTCGGCAGCGTCAGATGTGTATAAGAGACAGGATTAGTAGAAGTTACCTCATAATCAGGATTATCTTGCATAAATTGATTTGTTTTTGTGATTGTTTCTTCCCAAGTCATTCCAGTTTCTCTAGCACCAAAACTATAAGATACATTCTTAGTAATTGGATTTATATTCATACCAGTTAATTGTAGACCATATTCTTCTATCTGTTTATTTACTTCTTCCCAATTTATTTCTGGTTTTACATCTTTTTTAGATATAGTTACGCTTCCTGTTGCTGGATTTGTGGCTGTTATCTCGTAGCCAGGATTATTCTGTACGAATTGATTTGCTTCTTCAATAAATTCATTCCAAGTTCTTTCTTTTGATCCTTTTGCAAAGAAATCTTTAATTATTTTAGCGTCTTGGATATCTTTCATATATTGGTCTCTTTGAGAAATCTGTTCTCCTAAGATTTGTCCTATTATTTGTGTTTCCATAGGAGAAGAAGATCCCATAAATCTAGGTCTATTTTCTTTCATATAAGCGGTTACACTCGACCAATCTCTTTTATTCTGGGGTAAACTTTGTATTGCATTAAGAAATTCCTGACTATCATTCTTAGGTATCATTACTTCACTGGTCTCTGCTTTCGGAGCAACAGAAGGTAAATGACCCATCATTATTTCTTTCTTCATCATCATACTCATTTCTTGATCTACGAATTGAGTTACTGTAGCTTCGATATCACCATAAATATCTTCTGGGTCTGTACTAAATAAATTTGTTATTTCTTTCTGTTGATCTTCATTAATTTCCTTATTAACAGTCGATAAATAAGTTTCAAATAAACCTTTATGATATTTCTCCAAAATCGCATTTTTTACATTCGTTACCATTGAAGTAATTGCAGTCATCCTATCTTGAAATATTTCATAGGGTGTCTGACCTTGTGCGTAACCTGTACCACCTTTAAAAAATTGCATTAATTTTCACCTTCTTTTTTTGCTATGAGGTTATTTCGCCCACATTGCAACACCTGGTACTATATAATCGAGCAATCCAGGAATGTAAGTATCTTCGCCTTCCCACCAAGTTCCGTAACCTTCGGCAAGACCTTCCATTATCGGAGCTGATGCTGTATAAGGAAGCAGTGCTTGTTGGATTCCCACTTGTGTATTAAATTTCCCAACATCTGCACCAAGTCCAGCATAACTTAACAAGTTTGGTATCATCTGCATCTTTCGATCACGTTCTGTTTCATACATTTCTCCTAACATCATAGTCCTGCCAGTTCCCATTCGACCTCTATACTCAGCTTCTGTTCTTTTGCTCGGATCGGAATATAACATCCCACCTAATTGAGAACGTCTCCGTAAATCGCCTACTCCTGCCTCTTCTTCTCTTAATGAAGCTTCCCTTAATCCTTGATAGAATGGAGATGTAAAGGGATCATAAGCTTCACCTAGAACTTTCTTAATCTCGTCCATTCCTAATCCATAAGCTTCAAGACTTTCCAAATCAAATGTTGGTAAAGTCGGAAGATCTCCATAAGCTAATTCCTCTAAAGCACTTATTGCTGTTTCTTGGGGTTCAGTCAAAAGTAATTCAGGGGGGTCTGCTTCTTCATAATGCCCTTTGGCAAGTGCTACCAGGATAGGAAAAAGTAATGCCATCTTCAAAATTCTTTTAATCTTTTTCCACATTCGAATTCACCTTCTTTTCAACAACCGTATAAGCTATATTAAATCCATATTTTCTATATACTGCTTCCAAACCTCTGGTCATTGCTCCAGCGATCTTATCAGCACCTAATCTTTGGGCTAGATTTTCTATCTTCTTGAAAACTTTTATCCCTAACCTCAGGTCTTTTCCGTCAGACCACGCCCACTCTATCCATAATATTTTTCCTTTAAATGGATGATGATTTAAAAGCATAACTGCACAAGAATTTAATTCTTTTTCTTTATTAAATGTAACAAATATAATACACTTACCAATAGCTAAAGCTTTAGCTATATATTCTAAGAATATATTAGGATCTATAGGATCTTTTTCGGCACTTTTTAAGGTTACACATATCCTAGCCATTGTGTTTGCATGTAAAACGAAGTTTGATTTATTTATTACATATATTTCATTTGGTTTTATTTTCATTTTTATAATCCCTTACCATCTTTAAAACAGTTTCTTGAAAAGAAGCCCATGCAAATTGCGAAAGACGGTTTCCAGCCTCCTCTCTAAAAAATTGAATAAAGATACCTTGTATTTGTTTTTCTAATTTTTCCATTATTTTCCTCCCTTTATTATGCGTTTTCCCAACTTGAACCATTCCAATATTTTAATTGATTATTAACCATACATATTCCACCAGCTACTCCTGATGGATTAGAACCTAAATTAGGTAATTGTAATTGTCCTGTACTATGATGAATCCAACTTGTTCCAGAAGCAGCAATATGTGTTTGCCCGTTCCCAGCAAGAACAAATATACCATCACTGCCAATTTGAGCTACTGTGGAAGAAGAAAGCTTGAATTGTAAATTTTTATATCCAGATTTGTATAAAAAAATAGCCCTACCACCATAGTCATACATTCTAACTCCGCTATCCTCAAAATAAATATCCTCATTAGTTCCACCACCAACATATACCTTTTTTACTTTGATTAAATCTGTTCTTAGATAACCACCTGAGATTATTGTCGAACCTAATTGAGCAGTTTCTACATTACTTAGATAAGCCAAAGCACCTGCACTACCACCGAAATAATCTGCATTAGCTGGAGGTTTTGTTCCAACTATTATTGAATAGTCAACGTTAAGTAAACTTGTCTTTATATAGCCACCTTCAATGATCGTTGCTCCTAACCCTGTTAATGTGATAGAACCTGCATATATTTTTTCTCCATCAATATAAGTCGTTGCTCCACTCTTCATCCAGGCTTCGATGTTGGTTTTTGCATCTCCATCGGAGAACATCCGAGTAATAACATCCGAATTTAAAGAACCTACTAATATAGAGTTAGTGACGATCTTACCACCAGCAATAAGTGTAAATTCTGGATTACCTTTTACTGCATCAGCTAATTTAAAAGCATTGTCCCAATCATCAGGAGAAGCATCTTCTACATTCTCAAATCCAGAAGTCCCAGCCCTGAAGACAATTTGTCCTCTTATGACCCCAGTATCCAAATCGAAATAAGTTTCCCCATCTATACTCTGTATTCTGCCAGTAGTGACTCTTTTATAGTTAGCAACAGCATCATCATAATTTTGAATGTTATGGTTTTTTAAGGCTTCCATTAATTGTTTTAATATATCGGAAGTCTGCTCGAAATCTTCTATCCCTTCCCATTCTGGTAATATGATATTTTTAGCTATTTTCATTATCGTTCTCCTGCCACAACATATTTAAGTAACATCCCTAAGAAACGGTAATGATCTGTTCCTGAGACTTTAATTAAAAATGTTTTAGCTCTTAATTTAGATGTTAAATGTTTAATAAGGATATCCTCGTCTCCCGTTAAGGTGATCGTTCCGACAGGTTGCCATGTGGTCTCATTGTTTCTTTTTATTTCGACTGTTAGAGAACCTGCATCTTCTTTTCTGACATATAAATATAAATCCAATATTCTTTTATAATAAGATAATCCTTTTTTATCGCTTAGGTCAGTAGATAATACAAAATAAGAAGCATTACTTCCTGCCTCTGAATCATGCAGTTTCTTAGTATAACCTGTAGTATCTGCACCCAGATCAGCCAGATACAACGAATTACTTTCTTGAATATATTTACCGAAAGCGTTGATTGCAGTATCTTCTTGATTCCAGATTCCATTCTTAAACTTTATGATTTTATTATTTGCTGAACAAGTTCCATGTGGGATCGCCCACCATACTTGTCCGTATTCATCGATAAAAGTAGCCTTAATACCATTAACTAGAGAAGGCTTTATATTTTTAACGATAGGATCGATTGCTTGAGATACTTCTCCCATTAAAAGATGTCGGAAAGTACCATCGGAAGCAAGGAAATATAACCCTTCTTTATCGTCTACGATAACCGATTGACTTGCCTTTAACCCTATCTTTGTAGATAAAGGCGTATTATTAAAAATATCAGTTGAAGCTTCAGTAAGCCATTGCTGATATATGCTCTCCTGTTTAAAAATAATTAAAAAACCCTTGTATGTGATCAGGTTCATGATAAAATCACGTTTCCCGATAAATGCTCCTCCAGCATCCCCAGTATTCCAATCTGCTTCATCACCTAAATCCGACCAACGAACACGTTGGGGTTCAGAGACATCATCTTCGTAGGTATAACCTAAAAATAAATAATTCTCAAAGACTTCTACATACTTAGCTTTAGTAAGATATTGCGGACTTTCTTCTGTTCCATAATTAATTCCATCCGCTGTATCTAACGGAGCAAAATTTCCGCCAGGACTCCAAACTAGAACTTTATCTACCCAATTTGTAGCAATAACTTTATCGTTAAAGGTACGGGTATTCCAGAACGTACAATCAGAAGCACAAGTGAATATTGCGTCACCAAATGTTTTATTTTCTTCATCCCAATAGTAAATATGTGCTTTAGTAAACACTAATTCATATTCTTTAGCGTCTAATCTTCTTACAAAACGATGGTAATGAAGAATCGGAAATGTATCAGGTGTCTGTACTTTAACAGGTGGTTCTTCATTATCAAGAAAAGTGTCAACCGCCAATTTAGAACGATGGATCTCTCCGTATTGAATATGAGACCTTTGATTATCGGACATATAAGTTTTTTGTAATAGAATAGTTGGGAAGTTTTGTTTTAATCCTAGAACTGGAGAAAAAATCCCGAAAGTATTCTTAACTCCACGTTTTAACTGTTCTGCCATTAAAATCTCCTTTTAAAAACCATCACGATAGGCGATTATCGATGGATGTTTCTTTACACTATGATTCCGAATGGCAACTTGTGCCATATATAATTGCATAAATTTCTTGACATCATTATCTAGACCCAGACCTAAGGCAACTCTATAAAGAAGTCCGTATTCGATTGCTTCTCTGAAGATATCTTTAAATAAGATATAATCGCAGGCTTTATATTCCACACTATCGATAGTTACTTTTTCTGGATGGTAATAAGAATACCACCAGTACATATTGTAGATTTTGTCAGGGATTGGTCTTGGATACATAAATCCACTTTGCCAGGTGTAACGTGCAGGAGTTCCTGTAGTGCTTGAATAATAAATATTCCTCTTATACATCTCCCATCTTTCATATACTAGATCTTTATATGCAGTAACATCGTCAGAACTTTTCATACTAATAGAAATCAGATTTTTAAAATTGTCAGGTAAACTATAATAATCTCTATTAGTAATAGTTGGTCTCTTAAATTCATCTTTTAGAAAATCCCCTAACTGAGATAAATCTGCCAAAGTAGAAATAATCTCTCCATCTAACTCATCTTTGTCACAAGTTCCACCAGATGTATATTCAGTATATCCAGTTGCATCTACCTTAATAGTAAAATTATCAGCATCAACTTTAGTTATTGTAAAATGCAGATTATTTATCTCGGTCATACCGCCGACATCTTTAATCCAGATTACATCACCAGTCGAATATCCATGAGCAACAGCGGTTATCTTACAGGGATCTTCCTTTGAAGCTGCTGTAATTAATTTCTCAAGAGGAATTTGTCTTTCTAGAGACTTATTAACGACCTTAATAAGTTCATTTTTGTAAATCATTTATAGCCTTCTCTATATCTTTCTTTTTCATTCCTTTTGTGTTGATCCCTAATTTAGCAGCTTCCTGTCTTAGTTTTACAAATTTAGCTAAAGCAGATAATACTTTTGGAGCTTCATATCTAAAATGTTTTTTAAGTTTTTCAATTAATTCTGGATCATCGGTTTCAAATTCTCCATTCACAAATAAAGCAATCCGTTTCTTTGCCACTTTACTTATAACCGACAAAGTTTCCTTCTTCTCACTAAAAAATTTCATAATTTTCCCCCTTATACAGAAATAGCAAATCTCATCCTCCTCCAAAGAGGGTACTAAAAAAGGATTCAGAGATTCACTATTTCCTTTTTTTTAAGCCAACATTATGTAAGCTATTTCTATTTCATCAACGAGTAATGGATCTCCTACAGTTCCAGGAAATACTCTTACCAATATTGTTCCCTTCTTCTGGATATCATTCTCTGGTGTTCCATCTACTGCTAGATCTTCTTCTTCCGTTTGTAAGTATGGTGCAGTCTCTATCTGAAGAAGATACGTCTTACTTGCTACTCCAGATCCTTGACATACAGGTGCAACTAGTTCAAGTTTAGAAGCCCAAAATCCACCAGGTGCTACACTGACATCAAACGTAGCAAGTGCAGCAACAGCATTTAACCAAATAAGCATCTGTCCAGTTGGTTTAGTTGGATGAAGTATGAACGTAGCATACTCATCTACACCAGCATCAGTTGCTAAACTTGTGCATGCAACGACTGGTTCTTCGACTTCAATGAATCCATTTCCAGATTCGGTGATGGTATAACAACCATCATTATCTATTAACCCAGTTGAATCTACAGAACCTCTGATGACTACTCGGTCTCCAACGGTAAATAATGAAGTGGTAAGTCCAGCACTGGTAACTCTGAATCCTCCATCACTTTCAATACTAAAAACTAAAGCAGCAGCAATGGTGGCTGAAACACAAACTATATTATCGTCAGCTTTTGCTAATTCCACCATTCCGTCTAATTCACAATCTATATTGGCAGTTTCAGGACAATCTACAAAATAAGGCATTTTTCATTCCTCCTTTCTTAAAAATTCCGAAGGGGGAGTTGTCTCCCCCTATTTTTTATATATTAGTCTCTATAACACCCTGTAGGTCAGCCCAATATAGTTCTTTAGGTTTAATTACCCTAGATCCCCATACATGCAAACCTCTCTGGACGCTAACAAAGTCACTAGTTAATCTCAGGGCTTCAGTTTCTATTATCTGTTGAACAAATGCTACTGAGTTATAACTTCCAGCCATAATAGCATTATGCCATTTAGTATCATCAACTTTTGCACATCTGTTAGACTGATACATTTCAAAGTTCAGTACCCGTCCTATAAAACCGTTCTTTAATTCACCCTTTAAGTCGTCAGCATTAACGATTCCAGCATATAATAGTCTTAAAATAACCCAAGATGGAAGGACTATGAATTTTCTATCTATATTAACAAGTTCTAATGCATCCCATAATTCACCGAGAGCAGAAGTAACACTCTTACTGTCAACGGTAGCATCCTTGACATAAGGTGTAGCTCCCATAGCACCCATGTTATATAAAGCACCTATGTAAGTATCAACTTTCACATCCAATCCATAACCAGCTTTCTGTGCATAATTAGTCATGTGGTTAAGATCAGATTGTTTCTTCTTAATGTCGCCTATACCTATACCGTAGTAGTAAGCTTGGTCGACATCCAAGAATATAGCTGAATCTTGAGGGGTCTCATATTGAACAGGATCAACACTAGCAGCCTTAGCAGCCTTAGGATCATACTTTCTGATAGTAACTTCTCCAAGTCCTCTAATAACGACTCTAGAACCAACTTCACTTATTTCGCCTTCGTATTCTTTAGTAGCGATCTTTCCGAAGACTAATTTGTCATCAATCTCCGAAAGAACCTTTGCAGCAAATATTATTGGGATAGCGTCTCTAATCTCGTCATTTCCAAAACTCATTCCAGCCTGAGGCATCGATTTTCACTCCTTTCTTATTTCTTTTTTCTAAGCTCTTCCCAATGTTTCATAGATTTCTCTATTTTGGGAAGGTTTTCCTTAGCTTCTAACGGGGTCATCGCTATGATTTCTTGTGGTGTAAAAAATTCATCACCTTTCACTTTGACACCACCCGTCAAGCTACTCTTGTCTACCTTGCGACTTTCCATGCTATTAAGGAGTTCCTGGTTCTCTTCTAAATCAAGTTTTGCCTTTATATCAGGATCTTCACAGCCTATTTTATACAACCTTGCACCTGGATTCTTGTCATGGAGAATTGCTAGTTCTTCATGTCTATTTCTACCAATTCGCCTGATTGCTGCTTTATAGACTGTTTCAAAATCTAAACCAATGGGTTCTAAGCGTATATACTTATCAATTTGCTTCTGACAAGATTCGTCAAACCTATCTTTCAATCTTGCTTGTTCAGTTAAGTCTTTTGCTACTTTCTGTGCTTTTTTAAATGTAGCAGCAGCATTTTCTTCAAGACTCTTGAATCCTTGTTTAACGTCCTTTACAGTTGCATAGTCTTCATCTTTGCCATCAAACTTCAGTTTGTCCGAAGTAAGTTCTATCTTTTCATTGGATTTTTCTTTCATTTCCTCGATAGTTTTTCTAAGAGACTCAGCTTCTCTCTTACTTTGCTCCGCAGCATACTGTGCTTCCTGGCGATCCGTTCTCTCTTTTTGCAAATCTTTAATTACACCCTCATGTTCTATTTTGGTATAGACTTTTTCTTCCCCTGCATTTCCTTCCTTAGTCATGTTTTTCCTCCTTTCACTAACCTCTGGAGTCTGAGTAATCCTGGATTAACCTTCCAGTAAGTTTACCCTAACAAATAGTTAGTTATTTTTTACTACACCTTACCAACCATACTTTGCATTTTGGGTGGTGAGGCTTTACCTTTCTGTTGTTGAGCAGGTTGTCGTTGTTCTTCTTGAGCAACTCGTTTAGCTTCTTCTCTAAGTCTTTGAACTATTTCCTCTTTATTAGAAATATCACTATTTTCGATGATAACGTCTACAGGAATCGGCAGTCCAGCATTTGCCATCTGCATTAAGACTTCCAAATTAGCCATTCTAATTGTCGGCATGTTCGGTTTCTGTTCTACTTTATAACCGTAATGTCCAGTAGCCCAAGTTCTCATTGCTTTATAAAGTTTTTCAACATCGATTTTCTTTTTCTCTTCTTGTATTATCTGAGCAACTTCGGCTGCTGAATAGACACTGGAATGTCTAATCATTTCAATTAATGTTTCGCCGAATACTCTCTGGCTCTGTCGAAATTTATCGTAAACTGGCTCGGAAATAGTTGCTCCCTGACGTTGTCTCCGCAGGATAGCAATTCCCGAATCAGTCCTTTTATCTCCCTGTCCTAAGATATCTGGATTAAGACCTGAGATCTTTTTCATATTTGCTTCTTCGTCTTGTTTCAGAATGAAATGACCTTCAGGCATTTTATTCGGTTCAATTTGATCTGGTGGAGTTTGAGCATAAGTAACCACAACCCCAGGTTTTGAACCTTCTTCTTTTAAAAGTTCTATAGTGTTTATTTCACTTTCCTTAACAAAATAACCCGTATTAGCTGTATGATTAAGAATGTGAAGCATCTGAGAAGTCCTCTTATTTATTTCCCTTTGTGGATCTTTAAGACCCTCGACCACTCCGAAGATAACCCCGTCAAACCAGTAAGGACAAAATCTTTGTATAGGAAATACAGTCATCCCATTGTAAGGATCTTCGATATCCTCCAATATCATATTTCCCAACATAGTAGAAACATGTAAAACTTCAATTACATGCTCTTTAAGAGAATATCTAGGTCGTCTTTTTTCTGTCTCTGCTCTCCTTCTTTCTTTTTCAAGAGCAAATTGCACTACCTCTTTCTGGGTATCATGGACGGGAGTAAAAATCATAGTAGCTCCATCTATTAAGAACAACTGTTTTTTATAACTCTTCCACCATACTTCTTTTAGCCGATAACGATATTCTGAAGGATCTCTGTCCTCTTTATCCGATTTTTTTACGAGTTTACCAGTACGATCCTGCAAGTCTTCGTCTTGAGGATCACTTACAAACTTTTCTATTGCATCTGCATGTTTATCAAAAAGAAGCTTGATCTGTTCTTTATCTCCCCAGTAACATTCCCAAATATATTTTGCCGAATCGTTTAAGTTATATGTATTGGCATTTGGATCTTCA